TACGCAAACTTCCATCTAGACGAGGAGTTTAATGAAGTTATCAAGAGCCGCCATCGTGACGAGTTCTGTTACGAATCGTTTAGCGAAGGCGAGAAGATGAGAATCGATCTGGCACTGCTTCTGACATGGCGAGAGATCGCAAAACTGAAGAACAGTGTCAATACTAATCTGCTTATTCTGGATGAAGTATTTGATTCCAGTTTGGACAGTGGTGGAGTGGATGAGCTGATGAAACTGCTATCTAGTTTTGGTGCCCGTGCAAACGTCTATGTCATCAGCCATAAGACGGACCAACTACTAGATAGATTCAATCACGTTGTTCAATTCGACAAGAAAAAGAACTTTAGCAGGATTGTATGAAAAAGAAAAAGAAAAAGGTGTCACGTCGCATCGGTAGGGGAGATTCTGTAGACTCCCTAATCATGGGTAGCGAACCTGTATGGAAGGATGCCGACAAGCTAACCCCAGAAGAATACGATACCAAGATTCTACGGGCTATTAACTGGTACAGTTATTCGTGTGATAATAACATGTGCAAGCCTTGGGTCATCGACTGGATGATGAAGAACGAGTATTCTAAAAAGGACATCAAGGCGGCTGCAGCATGCGATATCAATGCTATGGAGTTTATCTATATTGGTAGCCGTTGCCGTATTATGAATCTGGGAGCCAAACTACGACCAGAAACTCTTGATATGATCAGGAAAAATGTGGATCAAATTATTCATCAAGGTCTAGTTCGACCAGCCAAGGTTGAAGATCCTAACAAGGAAAAGGTTAATGTACAAGAACGTATTCTAAAGAAAAGTATAGAATACATGGCGGTGATTGAAGGTCGTATCGACCATTTTTACGATTTGGCTATTAATGAGGGGCTAAAAAATATTGATCACCAGGAATGGCTTCGTAGCGAAGGTATTAAGCCCATACACTATAAGCGTTTGGTAAAAGTTCTAGATCCACACATCAAAGAATTAAAAATTGCATATAAGGGCAAAGATGCAGACCTTAAAGAGGGGTTTTCATTTCTCGGTAAGCGTAAAATCAAACAAATGATAACTACTTTAGAGGAATTTAAGGATATCTTAAATGGCTAATTTTAGAGGCATATTTAAAGTAGCAGATACGTCCGGAAACTGTATTCAATACAGGATGGACGATATTGTTTACGTTGATGGTGAAGCGTTTATAGCAGAAAGAGATCCAGATTTATGCAAATCTCCCGCACATAAATTTTCTGGATGGAAACCACTAACCAACGAAAGATCGGGAACATCTGTAACATTTTATAACTCTACTACTCCCCCAATACGAGTAGTGGCCGGTGATGAGTGGTTTAATCCAGATACTGGAAGATTGTACAAATATATTGTTGACGCAAATTCTGAACAATGGGTACAAATCTTTTGACTTTTAGTTTTTATGTGGTACAATTAAAGCATGTTACTTATTGACAATAACCAGATTATTCTGGCTAATATTTTTCAGGCGTCTAAAGACGGCGAACCTCTAAATGAAGATTACATTCGCCACACTGTCCTGAATACGTATCGTAAATACCGCACAAAGTTTCGCCAATACGGAGAAATGATTCTTTGTAATGATGGCAGTAACTATTGGCGTAAACAAATTTTTCCGTATTACAAAGCAAATCGTAAGAAGCAGCAAGAAGCTAAGAAAGATGAATGGAAGGCAGTCTTTGATGTGCTAGACATTCTTCGTGAAGAAATTAAAGATATTTTTCCGTATCCTAGTATTCGCCTACAAGGAGCAGAAGCAGACGATATTATCTACACGCTTTGCAAGACATATTCTCAAAGTGAAAAAATTCTTATTGTTTCTAATGATAAGGATTTTCAGCAGCTACAAATTTTTCCAAACGTAGAACAATACGGACCTACCACAGATAAATATCTTACATGTGCCGATCCACGTGGTGTGCTGTTTGAGCATATTGTGGGTGGTGATTCCAGCGACGGTATCCCCAACATGCTTAGTGATGATGATACATTTATTGTTGATGGTAAGCGACAAACACCACTCACGCAAAAGCGTTTGGCTCAAATCAAGAAAGACGCAGAATCGTCTACATTTTATGAGAATCCTAAATACATTAGGAACAGCACACTAATCGATATGAGTAATGTACCAACAGATCTACAAGATCGTATTCTAGAAACCTACGAATCACAGAAAGGAAAAGGCAGAGATAAGCTGCTTCAGTATTTTATTGACCACAAACTGAAGACTCTTATGCCACATCTAGAGGAGTTTTGATGTATACACCAGAACCTGAATCGGAATATGAGCGTTGGAGGCGAGAACAAAAAGAAGCGGCTGCACGTAGAAAGAAAAAGCGTGGCCGAAAACCCAACCAACAAGGTTGGCTAAATGATCTTCGTCATGGCCATACCTCTGATAATGATGATTTTGAAAATTTTGAACGATTTAACAAATAAAGGATTTTTATATTATGACTAAAGCGACAACAACAATTTCTAAGGACACGCTGAACATTCTTAAGAATTTCAGTGGTATTAATTCTAATCTGTATGTAAAGCCCGGTTCCAAGATTACAACTATGTCTCCTACCAAGAATATTATGGCAGAGGTGGAGATTGAAGAATCTTTTGATACGGAATTTGGTATCTGGGATCTTAACAAGCTTCTGGGTGTAATCTCGCTGTTTCAAGAGCCCGAGTTTACGTTTCAAGACAAGTACATGACCATTACAGGAACTCGTGGTTCTACTGTGAAGTACTATTATTCTGATCCTAAACTCCTGTCGTATCCCACGAAGAGCATCAAGAAGATTGAAT